TGGCTAAACAAAAATTTTTGCATTTCGTACCTAGAGAGAAACCAAAAAAGAGAAAAGGAATACATGTCAAGTCAAGAAATAAAGGAAGTACCTTTAAAAAATACAACAGACAAGGAAGACCACAATAAAATAGAAACTGTCCTACAAGAGTTACCACATTTATTAGTTAACCACGCATATAAAAAATTAAAATCTGGTGAAGACTTAACTGCTTCAGAGATGAAAGTATGTTTAGAAGTTTGTAAAACATACAGTAAAGAACCTTTATCTAAAAAAGAAGATAACATTTTAGACGAAGTACCATTTGACAATGGATAAACGATTAAAGAATTTTAAAAATTTTTTGTATTTATGTTGGAAGCATTTAAACCTGCCTGAACCAACACCTATACAATTCGATATTGCGGATTATTTACAGTCAAACGAAAAGAGACTGGTAATAGAAGCATTCAGGGGCGTAGGTAAATCTTGGATTACCTCTGCCTTTGTATGTCATCAATTACTTCTTAATCCTCAAAAAAATATTTTGGTAGTATCTGCTAGTAAAACTAGAGCAGATGACTTTAGTACCTTTACACAAAGGCTAATAGGTGAAATGCCATTGTTACAACACTTAATACCTAGAGATAATCAAAGACATTCTAAGGTATCATTTGATGTAGCACCTGCATTAGCTTCTCACGCACCCTCAGTTAAATCTATGGGTATTACAGGGCAGTTAACAGGTAGTAGAGCAGACATCATCATTGCTGATGACGTAGAGAGTGCTAATAACTCCCAAACACAGTTAATGAGAGATAGATTGTCTGAGACAGTCAAAGAGTTTGATGCAATTATTAAACCTAACACTGGTAGAATTATATTTTTAGGAACTCCTCAAAATGAGATGTCATTATACAACTCATTAGAAGAAAGAGGTTTTAAGACAAAGATTTGGACTGCGTTAGTACCTAATGCTACACAAAAAATTAGTTATGGTCATAAATTAGCAAACATTATACAGGGTAAAGAAGGTGAACCTACTGACCCTAAAAGATTTGATAATGTTGACCTAATGGAAAGACTATCATCTTATGGTCGTTCAGGTTTTAACTTACAATTTATGTTGGACACAAGTTTGTCTGATGCAAATAGATACCCTCTAAAGTTAAACGATTTAATTGTAGCTTCAGGTTGTTCTACATGGAAGGAAGCTCCTGCTAAGATACAATGGGCTTCATCACCAGAACAGATGAAAGCTATAGACCCTGATATACCTAATGTGGGACTTAAAGGTGATTACTTTGTAGCTCCTATGATGATGAGCGAAGAATTTACGCCATTTGAAGGCACAGTCATGTCTATTGACCCTTCAGGTCGAGGAGCGGATAAAACAGCGTATGCGGTGCTTAAAATGCTTCATGGAGTGCTTTATTTGACCTCTATAGGCTCTTTAGAAGGCGGATATAGTGAAGATACTATGGCTAGACTAGCAAACATAGCTAAGAAGAATGATGTGAACTATGTAGTCATAGAAAGTAACTTTGGTGACGGTATGGCAACCCAGTTGTTAAAACCTGTCATGGCAAAGATACACCCATGTGAGATAGAAGAAGTTAGACATAATACACAAAAAGAAAAGCGTATTATAGATACACTTGAGCCATTAATGAATAGTCACAGATTAGTTATTGATGACTTGTTAATACATGAAGATTTTAAACTAGAACCTGACCATCAGTTGTTTAGACAGATGACTAGGATAACTAGAGACAAAGGTTCGTTAAGACATGATGATGCTATTGATGCTTTAGCTATGGCGGCTAAGTATTGGGTAGACAGATTAGATAGAGACCAAATCTTATCTTACAATCAACACAAAGAAGAATTGTTAGACCAAGAACTAGAAAAATTTATGGAACACAACATAGGAAGGGTTCAGGGAAAAGACAGATGGATTTAGAAAAGACAAAAGAAGCTATTAAAAAAGAAGAAGGCTTTAAATTAGAAGTTTACAAGTGTACTGAAGGGCATCTTACAGGCGGCTATGGACACAAGATGTTAGACGGAGAAGAGCCACCTAAAGACCACGCAGGTTGGTTAGTCTTGTTTGAAAGAGACTTTGCTAGAGCTGTTACAGGAGCAGAAGATTTGTTGATGATATGTCCTAATATTGATGAGACTGCAAGAAACATTGTGGTTGAAATGGTGTACCAAATGGGTGCTTATGGGGTCTCTAAGTTTAAGGGTATGCTCAAAGCTCTACAAGATGAGGACTATAAGACAGCTAGTGTGGAAATGCTAGATAGTAGATGGGCTAAACAAACGCCTAATCGTGCCAAACGAATGGCAGAACGAATGGCAAATATTTAATAGAAAATTCTGAGGGGGTATTCGTATCTACGAAAAGGTGAGTTTCCCCTATAGACGACCTAAAAAACTCGCCACAAAGTAAAAATAACAGGTATTATGCGGATTTTTTAGCACAATAGGATAGTATATCCTTTGTATATGCTAGGCGTGGGCGTACTTTTTTTATTTTTGCGTGTGTGTGAGCTAGTCTGTTTTTTTGCTTTGGTCTTTATGTATACGCCTAGCGTGTGCGTTGCTCTCTTTAAGTTTCACACACAGCCACACGCAAAGCACCACCACAAGCACCACCACAAGCCACACACAGCCACGCACAGACACGCCTTGAGGTCATTGCAGGGGTAAGCTCATAAGTATTTCAATCACTAACATTACACTATTAGATGAGAGCAAAAAAAAAGATAACTATGGGTATCTCTTAAAGTATCTCTAAAGGTATAAACCAAAGGACAACAACAAGCACAACAATGGATAAGTAATATAATAATGATAACAAGGAAAGATTGGCTAAAGACAGACGCAGGAAAACTCTACAAACAAAGAACAAATAAGAACTACAGACAAAAGAAACAACAAACAAAGAAAGACAATATTAAAATTAATAAGTCTTTTGAGTTTCATTTTAAAACAAATCAGTCTTAACTATCCACACATTAAGAACATTCCTATCCCACATAATCCTTTAATATCCCATTATATCCTTTAATATCCTATAAATAATGTAAAATAAGCCTTATTTAACAACATAAAAAAAAATTAACTTTTTTTGTATTTTATAGTTGCAATCCACATCTGCATCTATATAAGGATTTTAATACTTATTTTTACTGGTTTTTATCTACATACAAAAATCATCTGCCACACACAGGCACAACCATTACGAGTTGGTTTATCTGGGCGAGTAAGTCTCTAAGGTGTGTGGGGGTTAAAAGCCTTAATTAGTCCAGTCTGCTAGATTACGAATAGAGTTAGCGTTAACACTCACAGCCTAGCAAAGCGGTTGTCTGTCATTTTATATGGCACTGACGAGGACACAGAAACACCAGTCCGAAACAATCAATCAACATGGAGTTAACACAATGCAAACTAACACAATTAAAAAAGAAGAGTTTAGCAGAAACGCTGACGACCTAGTAAAACACACTTTTAATACTTTTGATTTCTACACTAACAGTGCAGACGAGCCAAGCGATAGGCTTAAAGCTGTTGCAGTGACTTTGAGAGATGATGGCTACCACATAGAAGATGAGCCATGTGTTATCATTGAGGAAGAACTTTCAGAATACCATGTAGATGATTACAGATTTGACATTTGGCAAACTGTGAACAGCTACAAAAGTTTTGAACATTCAGATAGAGAGTACACTGTAATGACAGACAGCGAAGCAGATAAGGCATGGGACGAGAGCCTTGATAGCTACCTTGACGAATGCGTATTGTCTGAAATACCAGAAGGTGTCAGACATTATTTTGACGAGGAAAAATGGAAAGATGACGCTAAGATTGACGGCAGAGGTCATTCATTAAATCATTATGATGGAGGCGAAGAAGAAGCCAACATCAATGACGTTGATTATTACATTTACAGAAGAAACTAAAAATAGACTTAAAGCCTATCCAAGCGGTAGGCTTTGAGACTTTTTTTAAAGTCAATATCAATCAATCAACATACGGAGAACCACTTATGCAAATCGCAAAATGTGTTCAGCGTATACAAAGA